TTATGTCTTTTATTGTTGTTTCTGCTGCTAATATTGCTGCCTGTTCGTTTGTCATTTTCCCGCTCCTTTTGCTTATCTGCCTCTTAAGATAGACGCTGGATTAGTGTTTTGCAAGTAGTTTTTTAACATATTCTCGTAATCGTGTATTTGCGGCTCGTCTGGCCTTATTGCTTTTCATGTGGTCGATAGGTTCCGCGTCGTAAGCCTCCTTAAATACCCGCTTGTAGCCTTCTATTGCCGCCTTCCTGTTTTCGAACGGGATTAGGTTGAGCTGTTGTTTTATCCATTGCTGGTCTAGTTTGTGCGGCTCCATTCCTCGAATGCCTCCATAGCTGCTTCCCATCCTAGTGCGACACACCCATAAAAACCAAGATTGTTTATAATCTCTAGGTACTCAATTTGATCTGGCGCTATCTTGCTTTTAGTGTGGTCTTTGCGTTTCAGCTCACAATAAAAACCGCCCACAATAATATCACTAGCGCCTTTAGTCATGCCTTCGGCCTTTTCACGTCTAGCCTGCTGAACTGTCTTTTTGCCTTCATTCCTTATGTGGGTGGCAATCCGCCCCCATGTGTCTGGGTACTTGCGGCGAATCTCGTTAAAAAATGTGACCTGCTCCGCAGTTTCGCTAGGGCAATCACCACGGTATTTAGTGTCCCCGAATACGGGGACGGTTTTAGGTAGCTTCATTTATTGGCTCCACATCTACTGGCTGATTATGAGCAAAAACATTCCAGTATTTCTTACCGGCCTGTCTTTGGTAAGTGATTGTTTTTGGTGGTATTCCTTTGTCTCTATGCTCGAAAAACGTCGCTATATCTGGAGCAACTTTGCCAAAGAAGTACGCCTTGCTAAAGTCTTCGTACAGTCCACGGTATTTAGATACCTTACTATCTGGGTTATACCACACATCAAATTTAGCATAATCAGTGACGTAGTGGACCTTTATTGTGAGATTGCCCGCCTTACTCATGTGCTGTTGCATAGAGAACGCGCGCACGTAATCAGTACTGACCTTTAGTGGATCTGCCTTCATACGGTGAAACTCGACAGCTAGGCGCTCGTTAGGATCAATCAATTCCTCTTTGCATGACTCACAGAACCTAGCAGCTATATCGTTTTCATGCTCGCACTCATGGCAAGGTTTTGACGACCAACGGTGCTCACATCGCACAGACTGGCCAGCCACAATGGATTGCCCAAAACAACGGCGCCCAAAATGGGCAGGCATTGGCTGATCTTCCACCGTTACTTTGTTGCCGTTTAAGTCTGTAAAATCTCCATCTTGGTCAATTGGCAATTCGTCTGGGTTAGGGCGTAAACTAAACTCATTAACGGTATTGCAAAGCGGGCAGCAAACATCGATAGGCTCACCCTTATTCTTCTTACGTGCTTTTATCTGCGGCGAGAATAGGTCGTTTTCCAGTTGGTGGCGCTCTATATTTTCAGCATAGTCCAGCACTAGGCAATCTTGCTTTTCTGGATGAATGCGAAGGCCGCGGCCAATGATTTGCAGCAATAGGCTGGCGGATTCGGTGGCGCGCAATATCGCTATAACATCAACGTGCGGCGCGTCAAAGCCAGTGGTAAGCACCCCTATGTTCACTAGGTATTTGAATTTGCGCGCTTTGTAATCGGCTATAATTTGCTTGCGTTCACCCGCTGGCGTTTCTCCCGTTACCATGCGGCTGTTTTCGGGTGGCAGGCTTTCCATGCACTCGACAGCGTGGTTTTTTGTTGCCGCGAATATCATCACACCCATGCGTCCATGGGTGTGCCTTACAACGTCTGCGATGATCTCAGCTGTTTTGCGGCCTCGTCCCTCGAATGCTTGCTCGTATTCTTTTTGAGTATGGCGGCTAATATTTGATACGTCATAGCTTGCTGCGTGGTCTGGATCAGCGTGCGGTTGAGTCAAATAGCCCATGCTAATCAGCTCAGGCCCAGTTATACGGTACAGGCATGTGTTATAGAACGGGTCGAGCGTTTGATCTTCTGGTACTGGGTTGCCGTTCTCGTCGTATGCGTAAATACAACCGCCGCCCATTATATAGGGCGTGGCAGTCAAGCCAATGACGCGCACATTTGGGTTAAATTCTCTTATTTTTTCGATAATCATGCGGATTGTTGGCGTTGTTTTGTGGCATTCATCGACAATGATGGCTGCCGTGTCTTTGAATCCGTTGATGTTACCCTTAACAGTACCAGGGGTTCCAAACACAACATGGTGACGCAGCGACTTTGCGCCCGCGCTAGATGAATAGATAGAAGCGTCTAGGCCGTAGCTAGTGTATTTCTCGTGATTTTGTTTTGTTAATTCTGCCGATGGCTGCAAGCAAAGTACGCGCTTACCGCTTGTGCTATGAACAAAATCTGCAACCTTGGCCACAATGATTGATTTGCCCGCGCCTGTGACTGCCTCAATCATGCAAGGCTCAAAGCTTTTTTTAATCCATGCTAGGATGGCATCAATAGCATCCTGCTGGTACGGTCTAGGATCGTACATAGAAAAACCTTAGCCGCGCATTGGCGGCTGTTAATCAAACAGAAATACAGCCGAATCGACCTGACTTGCATTCGACTCCGTTAATCTCCCTCCATCTTACCTTATCGTTAGATGTGGACCTATCCATGTTTAGCTGAACATAACCAGCGCCGTTTTTTGCATACAAGCCACCATCGTAAATAAACAAGTCTAGTTGCTTAAATAGTCCTGACGATGTTCGAACTACTGCGTATGCGTCTTCTATCTTTACAAATGCGCTCATTTTTTTATCTCCTTTTTGTTTAACTTTTTAGCCTTAATTACACACTGCTTTATAAGATCAACTGGCTTACCCGTGTATTGTTGTTTATTGTACATTGACACACCAGCTTCGGCGGCATCATTGCTAGCTGAATGTGTCAACCCTAAACTTATACACTCGTTAAATATATTGCTGTATATAAATTTCTGCTGACTATTCATTTTAGGCTCCAATAGCTTGATGGCTTCTTGCGATACTGCTCAAGGTCTACGCCTTTTAATTCTGGCACCTTGGCATACTCAACCGAACCTTTTCGCTCTACCTTGGTTAGCTTATGGCCGTTGATTTCGCTTTGACGCTCGCCGCAGCGTTCGACTATCTCAGCTAACAGGTCTTTTTTTGCCTGCTCGTACTCTTTTATTTTCGCTGATAGCAGCTGGTACTCCTCAACTAAATCAACAACAAAAGTATCGCTCTGCTCTTTATGCTTAGGCTCAAGATAGCGCTGCGCGTTTGGCAGTTCACGCTCGACCAAATAAGATTGATAAAACGCCTCCAACTTTGGCAGGTTTTCATCAAACCAAGCTTGGCTATATGCGTGCTCACTAATCGCATCGCCGTTTGGTGCCCACTGGTAAAACTTAGCCCATGTTCGGCCAGTGCATGCCATTTCAATCTGCACCTGTGCGAAGTAGTGCGGTTGATCTGTTAGCGATTTGAACTCTGGCACGTATTTGCCTCGCTGGCCAAATGGGCATTTAATTTCCGCTATGCCGTCTTCACCGATCAACCCGTCTGGGCTTGCGCCTAGCCAGTCGTGCTCAGGGTGAACGTGAAAGCCGGTTTCTTCAACTGGCTGATCAAGGTGAAACATTTCAAGGGATGAAATAGCAGTTTGCTCGTTTGCTGTGCCGTATTCCGTCGCCACGTTGCCTTTAAATTCTCTATCTGCCCCGTGATAGTCGCGCACCATGTTGCGCATAACATCGGCTGGCTTCATGTACGGGTTCAGGCCAAGCACTGCCCCCGCTACGCTGCCAGTTATGCGGCCTTTTCGGGCTTCAAACCAGCTTTTGCTCCGTTGTTCTATGTTTTCAGTTGTCATTTGTTTTTCTCGCTTATTTAATCCCAAAGGCCGCTAAACTTATTACTTTTTAGCCATTCAAGGGCTTTTTCCAATGGAGCGCCTGTTAAAAATGGTACTACTATTTGCACTTCATTCCTGCGGCTAACGACCAATTGCTTTCTCGCTGGTATTGAACTGCTTATATTGAAATCAATAGGTGTAAGCAGTTCAATTAATGCAAAATCTCTTTCAGTAATGTCGTCATCTTTTTGGTCTAGCTCTTTAAGCTCTGAAAGCCAATACTGATTGGCAGATGACAGATGGCTTTCAGCTTCTAGCTGATTAATGGCTTTCTTTACTTTTTCTATGTAATCCATGATTAAAAACCCCTTTAAGCGCGGCACATTGGCCGCGCCTATTAAAGATCAAAACGGAATATCGTCGCCTTTTGCGTTATTCTCAGTATTCGCAGGCTGCGTCGCTGGCGTTGCATTGCGAGCCGCTACGGATGATACCCAGTTGCCAGACTTGTCGTTAATTTCCCAAATCTGCACCTTAATCATCATCGGCTTGGCGCACAATGCCGCAGGCATATTGTGATCACCGACCAGGTGGACGAATCTTTTGATGCTTGTGAAATGGCCAGATCCATTGAGGAAGCCATAGAACTGGC